GAGCCGCAGCGAGGATGACGGCAGCGAGCGCGAGTACGTGGTCGGCTACGCCGCGAAGTTCGGCGTGCTTTCGCTCGACCTGGGCGACTTCGTGGAGCGGATCGACCCCGGTGCTTTCGGCATCGTCGCCGAGCGTCGCGGCCGGCGGAAGGCGTTGGAGACGCGAGCACTGTGGAACCACGACCCGAACTATCCCCTCGCCCGCTATCCCGGCACGCTGCGGATGACGGTCGATGAGGTCGGGCTACGGTACGAGTTCCCGGTGCCCGACACGTCCTACGGGCGGGACATCGCGAGCAACATCCGTGCGGGCATCGTCAAGGGCTCGTCGTTCTCGTTCACCGTGCCGAGCGGCGGCGACTCGTGGGCGGTCGAGGGCGGTCGCAGCGTGCGGACGATTCAGCGGATCGACTCGCTTCTCGATGTCGGGCCCGTGACGTTCCCGGCGTATCCCGATGCCGATGTGAAGGTTGCCCAGCGGTCATTCGACCACTTCCGCCAGGAGCGGCAGCGGCACGAGGAGGCCCGCAAGTACCTCGCGGATCGGGCCGCGTTCTACCGTGACGTTCTGAGGCAGCATGGCCGCTAGTGGCGATTCGTGCCCCCGGTGCCGCGATGGCAAGTACGCCGTCGCGTCGAGTGTTCGCAGCGGCGAGTATCAGACTCGATACCTGCGGTGCCAGCGGTGCGGCTGCACCGACAAGCAGATCGTTCCCGCCGCTGAAGTGCGGCGAAAGTCTTTTACTGCCGAAGCACGCTAACTGCATGGTTCCGGGGCTTGGCTCCTAGTTTCGGGATAGGCGAACGCGATCGCGTCGCCGCGACCCCGAATACAGGAGCCTCCCTCGTGGACAAGATCAAGGCACTGCTCGAAGAACTGGCCGCCGTTGTTGCCGAGATGGAGGCGATGACCGAGGACGCGCCCGAGGGTGAGGCTCCCGCCGAGCCCATGACCGAAGAGCAGGAGGCTTCGCTCCGTTCGCTCGAAGCCAAGGCCGACAAGCTGAAGGAGCGGATCGAGTTCCTCCAGCGGGTGCAGGCGAAGGAACTGGAACTCCGCAGCGTGCTGGAGCGTTCCGCTCCCGCCAAGAAGATCGAAGCCACCGAGGAGACCCCCGCCGTGGAGAGTCGCAAGGCCCCCGTTTTCGCGATCCCGAAGTCGAGTCGCCCGCTGAAGGGCTTCCGCTCTGAGGAGCGTGCCTACCGTGCCGGCATGGCGATCCGTGCCGGTCTGCTTGGCGACGATGAAGCTCGACGGTGGTGTGCCGATCACGGCGTGCAGAGTCGGGCCCAGGCTGGCGGCATCAACAGCCTCGGCGGCGTCCTGACCAATGACGAACTCTCGACCGAGATCATCCGGCTCGTGGAGGAGTTCGGTGCCTTCCCGGCGAACGCCCGCAACGTCACGATGAACAGCGACACGCTGCTCATCGCCCGTCGCACCGGCGGACTGACCGCGAAGCCGATCGGCGAGAACGCCGCTCCGACTTCGACCGACGTGACCTTCGACAACGTGCAGTTGGTCGCGAAGCTCTGGGGCGTGGACAACCGCGTTCCGATGTCGCTGGTCGAGGATTCGGTGATCGACCTCGCTGATGCGATGGCAGTCGAGGTGGCCCAGGCTTACGCCGAAGCCTTCGACAACGCCGGGTTCATCGGCACCGGGGCGGGCGACCCGTACCACGGCACCGTGGGCGTGGCGACCGCGATCGTAGACGGCACGCACTCGGCGAGCGTGGTTGCGGCCCAGGGCGGCAACACGACGTTCGACGGGCTCGATCTGCTCGACTTCACGAACGTGGTCGCTCGGGCTCCGCTTTTCAGTCGGCGGAACGCCAAGTGGTACATCAGCCCCGCCGGCTATGGCTCGTCCATGCTGCGGCTGATGATGGCTGCGAACGGCAACAACCAGGCCGACGTGGCTGGCGGTGCGAACCTCAACTTCCTGGGCTTCCCGGTCGTGCTGGTTCACCCGCTCGAAAGCCGCCTGACCGGCACGACCAGCGGCGTGGCTTGCCTGTTCGGCGATCTGTCGCAGGCTTGCACGATGGGCACCCGGCGTGAGATCAGCGTGAAGACCGACGCCAGCCGGTTCATCGAGTTCGATCAGTTGCTCACCTTCGCGACCGCTCGCGTTGCGATGGTCGCTCACGACCTGGGCTCGACCACCAAGGCCGGCCCGCTCGTTGCCCTCCAGTTCGCCTGACCCTTGACCCTCTAGGAGACTCTGACTCGTGAACCATCTCGAAGCTACGAAGACGGTCGTGGGCAGCACCGTGACCAGTGCCGCTGGCACCGCGACCCTGACCATCGACACCCTCGGCTATGACTACGCGTCGGTCGATGTGGTCGTGGCGGTCTCGGCGACCCCGGCGAACACCTCGGCGTCGATCCTGAACGTGCTGACGCTCTCGCAGGGCGACACCAACACGGCTGGCTCTTCGGTCTACACCGTGGCGGCTCCCGCCGCGAGCGTGGCTGTGACGGCCCAACCGAGCGTGGTGCGGCTCGATGTCGATTGCCGGGGCAAGGGCCGCTACCTCAAGGTGGACGCCACCCCCGCCACGAGCCTGCCGACCACGATCGTGGCTCGGCTCGGCAAGGGCGAGAAGGGCCCCGAGTCGGCTTCCGACAAGGGCGTGCTCGCGAAGTACAGCGGCTGACGCTTGACAGCCTCGACACAGTGGATGGCGGGTGCGGCATGAGCCGTGCCCGCCATCTCTGTTTGAGGGCTTCATGATCGTCAAGGTCGGCGGTACGGATGTCGATGTTCGGATCGAGTGCGTGATGTCGGGCCCGCGATTCGGGCCGCTCTCTAATGTCTTCGGCTGGGCTCAAGCCCTCATGCCGCTCGGCATCCGCCCGACGCTCGGGCAGGGTGCTCTCTGGGGGCAAGTCTTGCAGCGGTGCATGGAGCAGTTCGTCGATTCGACAGAGTACATCCTCTGCACCGACATGGATTCGTTCTGGGACAAGAAGACGGTCGAGGAACTGGTCGCGATCGCGATGGTTTTTCAATGCGACGCGTTGGCTCCCTTGCAGGTCAAACGCGAGGACGGTCGCCCGATGTTCACCCTGCCCGGAACGCTGGACAAGCCGCCCGAGGGCGGGTCTACGGAACTGCCGATGTCGTGGTTCGCGGAGGCTGTGCAAGAGGTGGACTCGGCTCACTTCGGCTGCACACTGATCTCGACCAAGGCTCTGAAGCGAACGCCGAAGCCCTGGTTTCAAGACATCCCTAACGACCAGGGGGAGTACGGAGACGGCAGAACTGACTCTGACATATTCATGTGGAAGCAGTTCCGGAAGGCTGGCAACCGCGTCTACATCTCCCCCCGGATCGCGATTGGTCACGGCGAGTGGGTCGCGGTCTGGCCCGGCAAAGACTTGCAGAAGCCCGTGTTTCAGTACGTCGGCGACTACACCGCCAATGGTAAGCCCAAAACTGCATGGAGTGCCCCGGGATCGTGAAAATCAAACTAGTGCGGAACTACTCGACCTACACGGTCGGGCGAGTGGTGGATTGCGACGATCACACTGCCGAGCGGCTGATCGCTGACGGCATCGCGGTGCGAGAGTCGCAGATGGATCTGATCGAAACGGCGACGGTCGAGCCCGAGGTTGAGCGGGCTGACGCGAGGCCGCGACGCGGCAGAAAGCGACATGAGATACCGCAGCCTCAAGACTCTGACCGAGCCGGCGGTTGAGCCGGTCTCGCTCGCCGAGGCAAAGGCTCACTGCCGGGTCGATGTCGATACCGACGATGCTCTGATCTCGGCGTACATCAAGGCGGCTCGCGAGTGGTGCGAGGCTTACTGTGACGAGACGTTCGTGCATTCGCAGTACCGCATGACGCTCGACTCGTTCCCGGTCGAGATCGAGTTGCCACGCCCGCCGATGGCGACCGCCGGCACGACAACGGCGGTGAGTGTGACCTACACGCTGGAGAATCAGAGCACGGCGACGCTCTCGCTCTCCGAGTACCGCATCGACCGTGACAGCGTGCCGGGCGTGCTCCGCACCAACTACAACGGCTCGTGGCCCTCGCATCTGCTGGACTACAACGCGGTCACGGTGACATGGTGGGCGGGTCGTGACGCGGACGGCACGAGCGTGCCGCAGCGGATCAAGAACGCGATCCTCTGGCTCGTGGGCATGTGGTACGAGCGGCGGATGGCTGCTGACGCGATCAACCTCAACGAGATTCCGTTCGGCGTGAAGGCGTTGCTCGACAGTGCGAAGTGGGGGAGCTACCGATGAGCCACGTTCGCGGGACGATCTCAATCGATGTCGCGTTCACCGACAGCACGACGATCGGCGGGGCGCAGTCGCTCAAGACGATCACACTGCGGGATGCGACCGAGTACGCCTCGGGCAAGGTGGCG